GTGTTTCTTGGGCTTGTTGTAGCCAGAAAAAGTTTCCCCTCGGTAGCTTAAACGACCAGAGGGGAGCCTTTTTACGTCTTTGGTAGTAGCCATTAGCTAAAAAACACCGTAAGCGCAGTAATGTTTGTCAAAGTGCCTATATAGATATCCGACACTTTAATGCCCTCGTCAGGGATGTTGACCGAGTGCGTTTCGCTCGCAGAAAAATCCAAGTCCAATACAGTGCTTCCACCATTTCCGTCCGTCACAGTAAGACGGGGAGTTCCGGAAGCAGAAAGAACTTGAATCTGACGAATACGAGCAGGCCCTACACCAGCAGAGCCTGTCCCGGTCAGACGTTTTGATTTTACGTCTGAGTTAGCCATGGCTTTCTCCCGTTAGGATGCGTCAGAAGTGCTGGAAATTCCAAAAAACTTCAAGACAATAACTGTGTCGCCGCCGGGATCACCCGAAACAACCAGCTCAACTTCGTCCGCTGTGCCCGTAGCCGCGGTAGTTGTTCCACCGGACATACCAAGAACACCGTTACATGGGAAAAACCCTTTGAAACCGGTGGAGTTTACAGCGGCAGAAATACCATCAACAAAACCGTCTGTATCAGCATCTGTGCCAATATCTTGAAGGTTTACGGCGTTTGCGGCGGCTGTAGTGACAGCAATCGTGACACCCATTGGGATGAAGTTATCTGGAATGCCGATTGCGGACTCTTTGCCCGTGGTGGCACCATCAGCTACCGTGATCGTCGTTTCATACGTAGAAAGCGTCATCGTGCTGGTTACAGCGCCGGTAGTAGAGTTTTTGGTGATGTCTGAGAAACCGTTTTCAGAACGGACGGGACCGTTAAACGTAGTATTAGCCATGAGGTTCTCCTGTCGTGGCCAGTGTCAGCCTCAGTATAAGGCTGTCAGGAAAAATTTATATTAACATAAATGTTCCACGTGGAACAAAAAAAGCCGCCCGAAGGCGGCTTTGTTTTTAGGCACCCGGTGTGCCAAAGACACAACGCCAATCGGAAACCCCGAAACTGTAACGCTCACGCGCCTTGAAGCGCATGTTGCCAGTGTCGAAGTCACCTTCCATTGCAGTCTTGATGGGGCTTCTGTTAAACATCTTGAAGCCATTAGGTGCGTCAGTCTTGAGGAAGAACGCATCTGTGTCGGTCAAGAAATGGTTAACTACCGCGCCATCTGGGAGCATACCCATAGACTTGGTTGCGTTGAGGTCATTGTCCGCAGTTCCCGGACGCAGGTTGGAGTTGATCACCCGCTCTGCAATAAATTGCAGTTCTTTTGGAATAATCATCTTCATACCACGTACCGCGATCTTCAGACCACGCTCATCCGTAAAGCCAGCGATGTCAATCAGCATCTGCTCAAGAGAAGTCTCGTTGAGGTCAGCGGCGGTTGACAAAAGGTTACGCTGGTTCCCTGAAAGGGACGGGTGAGCCGCAGAGCAGAGAGCGGCACCATCTCCAACAGGAGAACCGGTGCTAAAGGCGTTGTTCAGAATTGAAGCGGCCTTAATCTGCTTGGTCTGGGACATGGATCGTGCCAAAGCACGGGTGTAACGAGAAGCAAGGCGGTCATACAGGTTGTCTTCAATCGCCTCTTCGGTGATTGAAAACGCCAGTGCAATCGTTTCGTGAGTATAACGTGCAGTAAATGTCTCCTGCGCGTCATCAAACGAGATGGCACCACCCTCTGACTTAACCGGCGCAGTGCCGAAGCCAGACAGCATTACTTCTTCTTCAAAAGCACGATCTGAAGTCTCTTCTTCAAAGATTTCAGCGTGTTCCTGTTCGTAGCGATCATACTCAAGTCCAAAGAGAGCGTTAAGCCCCGGCTCAAGTTCCTTCGCCAACTGTGCGCGAGAAATAGCCATTACTTAATCCCCCTTAAATGCCGGTTGAGTCGGCAGTGGTTTGTGAAGCAAAACCACGTGTGCCAGCGTTGAAATGAGCGTTCAATCGAACAAGCAGATGAGCACCCGCAGACGAATAATCATTGTTAGCATCATCGTCAACCAGACCTACAATACGCAATGGTAGCGTTGCAGTAGTAGCAATCGTGCTTACGCCAAGTTGAGAATTTGACTTGCCTGTATCGGTAGAACCGGTACGGGCAGAGGTTCCCAGACTTGCGTTAGCAAAAACGGCTGTTAGTGCAGTAGCTCGGTCAGTGAGGGTGGCATCCGCCGCAACGACGAACAGTTGATCAGGGTTATCAGCCACCAGAGCCTTTACAGGAAAGTTGGTATCTACCGATACGCTTCCTGATCCGGGCCAGTAATTAAGAAAAACAGGTTTCTTTTGTGTGGCGTCTTGATATTCAACCCCTACCAGAACACCGAGGGCTTGCGTAGTGCCGCCATCAGTAGCTCCAGCTTGGTCTATTACGCCTGCGGCAGTGGGAACACAAATGCTTCCATTAAAAATAGCATTAGTGTTGTTACTAGCAATTTCATACTGAGTAACGCCAGTGCTGTTAGCACCGCTTCCTACAAGACCAACAGGACGAAGACCAAAGGCAGTTTCTTGATTTGCCATGGTTTAGTTCTCCATTCTGTGCGGCCCTATTTCTTGGGGCCGCCAAAAGTTACACGACTCTGACGCTCGGGTTTTCCGATTGTCATCGTTGGATGAGCGTTTTCTCGCAACATATCGCCTTCAACAGCTTCGATCTGGTCCGCGTTACGTTGAGCAAAATACTCTGCGCGTTCCTGAACTGTCTCCATCGGTATGCGAGCGAGCATCAATCCGCCAACACCAAACACACCCTCATATTTACCCGAATCAATTACCGGTGCTTCAAAATCTGGATACTCATCTTGGCGAACAAGCTCATAGCCTTCTCGCAACCTTGCCGAAATATTCTTGGTGTCGTCAAAACCCCTTACTTCGGCGCGTATCCAACGATGTTTAAAGCCCTCTGGTGCGGGCGGTGCGTCCAACATAGACGGGGGAGTCCAAGGCTTACGCCGTCCCTGCTTCTCCCTTGACGCTGTTTCACGTGAGGAGCGGTTAATGCCCTCAAAGCCTTTCTTCTCTGTGGACATGGTATTACTCCTTTACGTATTTCGCGTATTCTTCAAGCGGCACTCCCAATTTTTTAGCAATTGCTACTTGGGTCTGGGAGAGTCTGACCCTGTTACCACTGCGCCCAGTTTTGGTGGAGCGTGAGACACCGGCAACATTCTGAGCGGGCTTGCGGCCAGTGGATTGCTCCTCTCCAAACTTATGCGGGAATTCCCGTTTAATTCTGGAGTCCAATTCATTGTAGTAGTCATCTGACTGAGGGTCAAACCCCTCATCTTCAATTAATTTCTTGTGGATTCCGAAGGCGGCAAAGGTCATTGCCTCATCATTTCCAAACCAAGAATTTTTCTCTGCCCATTGTTCCGCCTTGGGATCAGGCCGTTGTGGCTGTGGGGCTTGTTGAGGCGGGGGCTGTTGGATTGTTTGCGGTTGCGGGGCGTTTTGCTGAGTAGCCTCGGAGCGTCTTTGCGCTTGAGCGTACTCGTTTGCCGCAATGGTGATATCCGTCAGTTGCTTTTGAGCGGCTACGGTTCCTTCCGCATCACCTAACTCAACGGCGCGTTTAAGGGCCGATTCCGCTTGCTCCTGTTGAAGTTGAATGCGCTGACCGTATTCGGTCATAAAACCTTGGTCTAGGTTCTGCATTCGCTGTTTAATCTGCTCGGCTTCAGCCTGCACATTTTGTGCGAACTTCATGGCCTCTTCTTCACGGCGCTCGGCTTCGCGCATCTTTTTAGTCAGACGATTAATACGCTTCTGTACAGATTCGCTGTACTCAGCGTGTTCATCTTCAGACGAAGCCTCTTGCTCTACTTCAACCGCAGGCTCTTCCGAATCCGTTGTTCCACGTGGAACATTTTCTTCTTCAGGTTGCTCAAGCTCTATTTCTGTGGCTTCTGCGTCCCCAACATCTAACTCAAACTGACCTTCTTCAGCAGGCTCTGCCATGGTTTCCTCCTCTACAGGCTAAGAATGTCTTCTGGATCGTCAATAATTGCTAGGATTTCATCATCGTTCAAAATCCTGCACTCCCCACCGTCAATACGGAACCGAGAGCCAGCATAGCGAGCAAAGATCACCCACTGCTTTTCGGTGCACCACGGGCCGTCAGGAAACTTATCTGCGTCCTTGTAGCAAAGAGGGCCTTGTTTGACGACATAACCCACAACCGTCTGAATCTGCGTGTCATTCAAAACTTGATTGGGGATATAAATACCGCCTTCGGTGGTTTCTTTGCCTCGGTATGGGAGGATTAACATGCGCCAGCCCGTAGGCTGTGGCATACGCTCCAAAAGACTTTTGTCCATGGCCTCGGGATCGAGTACCTTGGGTTCCGGAGCTTTGTAGAGGGATTTGACGCCTTCTGCGGCGGCGTCGAGGTCGATTTCTTCAGCTAGATCAGTCATTTAGTTGCTCCTGTTTTTCTAGCAGGCCCGAGAGTTCCTGTGCTACATAATTCAAAGCCGATAGCTCACCCATAAGGTTTTGATACTGCTCCATCGACTTTACGCCGTTGTTTTCCAACAATTCTAAGACTTGTACGCGCCGGTCCTTTATAGACTTTTGGACAAACTGTACTAAGTATAGTGAATCCACATGCGCTCCATCTCAGAAAGTCTTATCTATATACCACGACAATCTAAAACGAGCAACTAATATGTCCACATGACAGGTCCAGTGGTGCGAATATCCACGTGGACAAACGTCTTGGCAACGCCGATACCGCCAAAACCTAGTTTTAAGGCTTCTTCTACTATCTTTCTGCGCTCAATGCCGTTGTCCGCATGGATATCCGCCGCAATGCCCTGTGCGTGGGTGCCGGGCTTTACCTTTGCCTTTTCAATAGAATGATCAGGGGAGCGGTAACCGGACGTTATATGAAAAGGGAAGTCACAAGCTTCGCGAAGTTCGTCCAGACGTTCGACAAATTCCGGAACAATCTTGTTTTCGCCCGTTTCCTGACAAGAAAATTCTTCTTCTGAAAAGTATTTGTAGCTCATTCTTTCTTGCCAGACCCTAAAAATAAGCCAAAAGCGCCCGTTAGAGCGCCAGTCATGACAGACACCAATGCCGCCTGCTCTGGGTTTGGATCAGGTAGATCCATAAACCATTCCACCACACGGTAAGTCATAAAAATCATTACGACCATGACCAGTCGCGGCAAAATTCGCCACTTGTCCAGTGTGTCTGGATGAATCATTTTTCGCGAGCGACCTGCTTTGTCTTCTCAAAGGTGCGTAAACCGCCAAGGCCAAGCATCCCAAGAAGCACTGTCAACAAGCTTTCCATCTCAAATACAGGTAGCGGAGGGGCATCCACACCAGCGAATGTAATAACAAAAACAGCCATAGGCTGACCCACAAAGTGCCAAGCCAGAGCAACGCCGCAAGTCCAGCCCACAAACGGCCTCCAGCCTGCGACAAACATTGACTTGTGTGCCGCTTCAGCCTTGTTAATCTCAATCTGGCCCTTGGCAAGCTCTTGGGCGTGTCGCTCTGACATCGTCGCAATTTCGTGCGCGAGCTTCGCCTTTTCATCCGCATCCGGTATAAATTTGTCAAGTAGCCCCGTAACAGGGCCAATTAATGCCTGCAACATGTAAACACCCCCTTACTTTGTTAGCAACTGGTGTACCGTGAGCCGCGGAGCGCGGCACCCATGCCACGTTTCTTGCCGGTCGTAGACTTACCCATGGCTATATCAGGCGTCTTTTCTTCCTTTGCTACAGCATACGGAATAGAGCCCTGACCTTGGATATCAGCCTTAGCTACAGGATTTGGGGGGTTCTTGGGCGGCGCGCCGTCTACTTTAACTTTCATATCAACTACCTCGTTTTAACAATTCACGTTCCATAGCGGCATCAATTCTAGCGGCGGTTTGCCGCTCTTGACTAGCAAGCCGTTGCTGGAATTCCGTCTGCTTATTGGCCATACGCTGTTGATCCAACTGCAACTGAGCCTGATCCATCTGAGAATCAAACTGCTGTTCCTGTGCATCCAACTGAAGCTCTTGTTGCTTGAGTTGTACAAGCGGATCGGGCTGGTTCTGACCGGTAATCTGCGCGGTAAGCTGTTTCAGCTTGGCAAACTCTTGCGCGTTCATCTGAGCAACCATGGATTCAAGCTGAAGCTCTAAGTCCGGTGTCAACGCTTGACCGCCTGTTTGTTGCAAAAGTTGAGCCGTAGCAAGCTCTTGGCTCTTGACTTTAACGTGTTCCATGATGTGCTTTTGCAGTGAAATAGCCGATTGCGGAAGTGCCTGAAGCATGGGCGACGTGCCAAAAGTCAAATGCGTCATGATATGAGCATCGTGATCTTGCCCCTCAAATGCCCTTAACTGCACATTGTCCATGGCATCAATGTTTTCTTGAGCCGGATCTTTCGGGACGGGATCTTCAGAAGAAGGCGCAATCAAAATCTTATCAATGTCATTAACGCCTAAAGCCTCATACATACGACGATACGCTTCGTGTATGTCGTGTATTTGCGGGGCTTGCGTAGCCATCTGCAACTGAGACTGCGCCAAAGAAATACGCTGTGCTTGTGAGAAAGAGTTGGGGTTTGATACAGGGACCACGTCTACCCGGTCATCAAAGTCCTCCCGCATGACCGCACGATCACCGCCCGCTACCGCATAAGGGTACTCCTGCGGTAAATACTCAGACATCACCCGCGCAAGAAGCTTAAACTCCTGACGCATCCCATAGTGCAGGCGCTTGTGCACCGCACTCATGACCCGTGAGCCCTGTTCCAACAACGCTACCGTCGTACCGACAGCCGCCTGCTGGTTACCATCGCCCACCTTCATGTCCGTAATCGTCGCGAACCGACGACCCGCATCAACCACAAAGCCCAAAAGCTGGAACAACGTGGTGTCCGGACCCTTGAACGGCAAAGGCATCAAGGAGTCTCTAATAGCGCCACCGGGCGCATCTACGTCCCTGAACTCACCGGGCTGTAGCGGCTCCTCATCGTCCCTGACCCGTAGGCCACGGGCCTTGAAGCCTGCTGGTAGGTTTGACAGCGTACCTGCGTCAATCAACTGACGTAGCGCCGCGGTGGCTGTGCGAGACAAACCACCAATGGTGTGGATTAAACCCAGACCATAGAACCCAAAACCGGGCAAAAACTTATAGTGTACAAAGTATTGGATCTTTTTCTTTAGATCATCATCTTCTTTAAAGTTGCGTCGAATAGACAGCACTTGGCCGCTATCTTCGCTTATCGTGACGATATACGGTATCTTAATGCCCGTTGGCTCGCCATCTTCCCCCGTGTCTTCAAACCCGTCCAGATCAAGATTGACGTGGCACTCAAGCAAAGTGCAGTCATAATCTATGTTGCTTGGCTCAACGCCCTCCAGTTTATTCATCTCATCCGAGACTTCATTACTTTCACCCTGAGAAGGAATAACAGGGATGTCTCGGTAGAAACCCATGACCTGCCGAATACGCAGATCGTTCAAGCTCATCTTGACTACCTGCGTAATGTTTTCACAAGAGTCCAAATCAGACGCGCCGTAGGGCACTACAAGGTCCTCTGCAGGCACAAACTTGCTTACCGCACGGTCCACGGCCTCATCGTAATAAACCTTTTTAAACGTCGATCCAGCCAGCGGCAAATAGAACAACATTTGGTCAAATTCAGGGGTATATTCCTCCATCACGTCCGTGATGTAGTAATTCATAAACTCACGAACACGGTATGCCTGCGCCTCATTGTCCTTGGTCTTTTCACCAACAACCTGAGTGCGAACTGGACCCGACGGCGGCAAAAGCTCATTAAATGCCTGTGCCTGAAACTGAGTGGCCGCCTCTGCAAGCAGTGGATGCGTTACACCTGTAGCCCCACGAAAAGGCATCGTGCGGTCTTCATAGTTGTATCCTAAAAGCTCCAAGCCCTTGGAATACGCGTCTTCCCACTCGGAACGCGAGGCTTTATTGCCATCAAACTCGCCTAAAAGCTCTGAAGATAAGCGACCAAGCTCTCTGTCATCCAACTCTTCGGCTAAGTTTCGATAGAAATCGCCGTCGTCAACACCGACCATGGCCATGGGATCAAAGTCGATAGTAACGCCACCGTCTTCTTCCTTCTCAATTTCTATGCCCTCTGGCAAGATTTCGTTGGCTTTACCGACAAAAGTGCCCGGTGCGGCCACCTCAATGTCCAACTCCATCTCTTCCTCGTTAAGATCCGGCCCCATGGCCGTGCTATCCATCAACGAGGATAGCTGTGCTTTATCGTCACCATTAGCCATCAGGCTCTCCTAGTGTACGGGGCGTATGCGCCTACGCCGCGTCTTATATCATACCCTTGGAACATGTTCCGTGCTACGGGGGCCATGGAACCCACACCGCCGCCCATGGCGTAATTTTTAACGGCGGCCTCTGCTTCGCGCTCTTGTCGCTCCTCTAAACGCTCTTGGTTCTGTTCCGGAAGATCTTCGTTGTATTTCTCTAATTCTTTTAATTCTTTAGCTTTTTGAACAAAAAACGCGGTATTTAAACGAGATTCTATGTAATCCTCTCGGGTTTCCTGTGGGCCTTCTTTGGTGCTTCTTGCGTCCCGGTCCCATTCTGCTCCAAAGACTAAATTAGCTAGGTCGTCGTAGTGCCTGCTCATTCTTTTGTCTTCTAAAATATCTATTAAACGCTCTTGCGCTTTAGACGGTGTCATCTCGACGCCAGAGTTTTGATAGTATTGTTGTCTAAACATTTCCACAGATTGTAACCACTGCTCTTCGTTCAAAGCAGTCATCCCATCTACAATCCGCAGTTGAGTTTCATTAAGCTCCGGAAATTGTTTATGACGATATTCGTGAGCATATACAAAAGGTGTTGCCGCGTCGTGTATTACGTTAACGGTCCCTACTTCCGTGGGAACGTTTGAAAAACCCCTTGAGGTATACCCTGATATAGGCTCATCAAACGTGCCCATAGGTAAGTTTGTTTTGTCCGGGTTAATGTAAAAACCCTTGTAATTAAGTTTTTCAGTGCCCGGTAAACCTTTAAACCCGTGATAACGAGCAATAGAGGGGTCTATGTCCGCCGCATAATTGCTCTGAGCGGCAACTTCTATAGCAAGCTCATTGTCAAACGCCTGCTCTCGAAGTCGCTGGCGTTCTAAAGCCGCTAAGAATTCGGGGTCTTGTTCTACTTCTCCGCCATTAGCATAGCCGCTTGGATCATCAGTATTAACCTGACCTTTCTCCACCAACTCTAAAATCATGGATTCCGCTTCAGCTTTGCTTTGTGCCGGTAAGTTAAAGCCAATGTCATTGTTTTCTAGATCCATGCGCCGTGAAACAATAGGACCGCCCGCAATAGGTCGGAACTCTCTAGCGTCCGCAAAAAATTTGGCTAAGTCAGGGTTTTCTGTTTTGGACGCCAGCCACCCTAATGCCACGTGACGAGCGGCATCTTTTTGAGGCACAGATAAACCGTAACGATCTCCTATAGAAGACGCCCAATCGGTATCTTGCTTAGGGATGCCCAAATAATGAGCCGTACCTTCCTCCAAGCCTTTGCTCAAAATTTCTTTAAACAAAGCGCCTATTCCACGTGAGGTGGACGACATTATCGGGCCATGGGCATGATGCCCTGTTGCATTACAGGAGCCGTGGGCCGTGGTGCAGTGCGCGCTAGATTACGGCGAAGTGCCGCTTTTGACCGGCTTTGCAAAAAGGATTCAAGGCCTTGTCCGCTGTTAGCTTGTAGGTTCATGTCGCCACTAAGCTCAACAATGCCTCCGGAGGCAAAGCCTGCGTTAAGTTTTCTAAAGTCTTCAAAAGACATTCTTCCCGCGTTGGGGTCCGAGGTCGTAGAAGCCGCTGGGTTGTTTAAAACAACGCCGTCAGTAGTTAACGTCACCCCCGCGACAGCAGGTGTAGAAAGACCCACCGTGTTAGTGGTTGGAGGCGTGGTGGTGTTTGCCGCCGCCGCTTCTGCCGCCGCCTCTGCCGCGGCCTGCTCTTCCATAGCCAGTATTGCGGCTTGTGTTGAGGTCAAACCCGTTTCGCCAACAGGTACATCTCCAACATTTGTTGCAGTGCTCGTTATGTTGCTTGTATCAACGACCGTCTGCGGGGTGGTATTCGCAGGTTCAGTATTCGCAGGTTCAGTAGTAACCACATTGTTGCCCAAAAAGTTTTGACCTTCTGGAGAAGCAATAATCGCATCTTCTATCTGTTGAAGACTCATGCCCGAGTTAACCCAGCCCATCACAAATTCATTAGGTCCGGGATCACGCCCTAAATGTTGCCGGTAAAACCCTCGAACTTTGTCCGGAGTCACTGTATTTGCGGCGGCGGCACGTGCGCTTGTAATTTGAGCAAGTTCTTCTGCCGAAGAAACGGGGGTCCCTGTAATCGCAAAGTTTTGCGCTTCAGGAGAATTCATCACCTCCTGCTCTATCTGACTCAGCGTCTTTCCCGAATTGACAAACTGCATGACATACTGATTGGGGCCGGGATCACGGCCAAGGTACATGCGATAAAACTCTCGGACTTTGTCCGGAGTTACCACGTCCGCAAAAATATCTGAAAAATTTACGTCAGACGTAAAGTCCGTCGTAGTAGTAGGTGCCGTGTACGAAGTAGATAACTGCGTGGCCGCTGTGTCGTATGGGTTGACCGGCGCAGTGACGTTCATAGGGTCAAACTGACCTATGCCCGTAGCAGGGCTTATATTGTACGTGTACAGGTTGGGCTGTTCAGTAGAATCAACCAGAACGTCAGCTTGCGTGTAGTACGGTTGTTGTGCGCTGGGTTGTCCCGTATTTGGGTCTAGACCAAGGCCCGTGGGCCGTTGTCCAATAAACACCTGACGCGGACGCTCAACCTGTCCGTCTCCGCGATTGGCGGTTAGACCTAATCCGCCTTGATATTTTTGAACAAAAGACATGGGCGCTTGAAACACGCCGCCCGACTGACTCGCCGGATTTATCAAAGAAGAAAGACGACGAAATCTTTCAAGGTTGGTTTCAGAGTAACCACTTCTGCTTGCAAAATCGGCGTCGACTACAAAGTCTCTGTTAGGGTCATTGAATAACTGCGACATCCAGTTTGCGTCCGGATTATCTTGTGTTGCTTTAACAAACCACTCGTAATCCGTTAGGCCGTCAGATTTTTCATCACTAAAAAGACCTAAGTCGTTTAGCAAATTAACAAATTGAAGGTTGGTTGCCGTAGGCGCAATACTGACCAGATTGCCGTCAAAGCTAAGATAATCCGGAAGGGCTTGCGTGTTAGCCCCGCCTTGAAAACCTGCCGCGCCTTGAAAACCTGCCGCCGCACCACGACCGGCAGAGCCCGTTATGCCGCTCATGGCATTAA